TGATGGTAAAACAAAAAATATACCAGCGCCTACGATTGCAAAAAACTATTATGGTTTAAATGATAATGCAACATTAAGAGACGTTGTGATTGCAGTAAGAGAAGATGAAAGAGGACACGCTAAAGTAAATCATAATATGGCAGATATATTAAAGAGGGCAAAAAATGTTAATAACACATAAAATAGGTTGGCAAAAATGTTTATCACATAAGATTTGGCCAGCAATAGAAAAGGGTTGGCAAGACGCAGACCACGAAATACATTTTTTCTGGGGTTTAGCAGGTAAAAATATAGATGGTATTAGAGAATGTATAAGATTTAACAAAGAGTGGTGGTACGTAGATGTAGGTTATTTAAACGCACCTTTCACTAGATATCCAGAACCTAAAGTTGATTGGGATAGAATGTACTTTAGAATATGTAAAGGTAATTTACATACAATAAGAGGCGCAGTAGGCGATGGTAAAAGATTATCAAAACTAGAATATGAGGGTATTGATTGTCAATTTAAAGGTTGGCAAACAGGTCAAATGACACACTTTTTATTAGCGCCATCATCACCTACGGTAACTATGCACATAAATGGTATGTCAGTTGAGAAATGGATTGAAGTTGCAAGTGAACAGATTAAACAAGCAACATATAATACAGAGTATGCTGAGTTTCCTATAAAAGTAAGACAGAAACCTAGACCAGGAAACCAATGGTGGCAAACTGATATTAGAGACGAATTAAAAGGTTGTCAAGCATTGGTAACTAATATGTCTTTATCAGCTATTGACGCAGTATTAAATATGACACCAGTATTTGCACATAAAAGAAATATAGTTAGTTTTATATGTGGTCAACATATGGGTAAGATTACAAAACCTATGAGACCAGGACATAAAACCGTAAATGAGTGGTTAAAAATGGTAGTTGATAATCAATTTAAATTATCAGAGATTGCAGATGGCACAGCATATGAAATGTTAATGAAACAACCTAATAATCATTTAGAAACAGAAAAATTAGAAGAACAGATAAAGATATGATAAATTTTGTTTGTGTTTACTACGGCAACAAATACAAACCGATTTATGTACAACACCTCTACAATATGGTCAAGAGACATTTAACGGTTGACCATAAGTTTATTTGTTTTACAGATAACACTTCCTTACATAAACAAGTAAAAGGCGATATAGAGTTTAAACAATTTCCTTTGTTTGATGAACAAGGGTGGTGGAATAAAATGCAGTTATTTCATCCTGATAGTGGTTTAGAGGGTGTAAATCTGTATATGGATTTAGATGTGGTCATATTAAAGAACGTTAACGAAATGGCTAATTTTGGTGATGATATGACCTTTGGTGTATTAAGAGATTTTACTGGTTTTGATGACGGTATTAATTCTTCCATAATGAAGTGGAATAATAAGAATGCCACACCTGCTGTGTGGGAAAAGTATTATGAAGATAGACCAAAATGGAGACGGTATCAAGGAGACCAAAATGTGACCTATCAACTTCTTAAGCACCTTCCCTGGATGAGATATATGCCTAACGAATGGACTTTTTCATATAAGTGGTTTTCTAGGAAAGAACCTAGATTTAGTAAGTCAGACTGGACGTTTGAAAAGAATGACGAATCGTTGGTGGCCGTGTTTCACGGACAACCAAATCCTCACGAATCCGACTTGGATTGGGTACGAAACAACTGGAAATAGAACAAAACCAGAACATATATACGCCAGAATGTAGACCTGGTCTCAAAAAATAATTGAAAAAAACGCTTGCTTTCTATGGTGGATAGTGTATAGTATATGTATGATTAGAAAAAATAAGACACTTACAGAAAGACTAAAAGACGCAAAGAGAAAAAATCTCTTGACTCTTTTAGATTTACTTGATATAATTATAAACAATAAAGGAGAAAAACACTATGGCTAAAGTTAAATCATACTATACTGAAGTTGCTGACGAACAAGTTAGTGATATTCTAAAATCTTATACAGACGGTAAAATTACCGCTGATAAAGCAAAGTCTGATATATCTAAAGTTGACAATCTTAACTTACTTGATATTGATGATAACAACATTGATGACGTTTTATTTTATGCAAAAGAAGACGCCGACTCTGCTGATGATAATTATTTTAAAACAATGAGTAAATATTACTAATGAGTAAAAACAATACTATTCATTTAACATACTGGAGAGAGTATCAAGATTCAGAGGATAGATATGATGAATTCTTTAAGATACATCATACTATTTTTAGAAATGTGCCATTATCTCAATTAAAGAGATTAAATTCAGAGACGTTTAAAAACAAAATTAAAAAGTATTGTGATAAACAATATAACGAAACTGCTGGTAATGCTACAGGTAATAGTGGTGTTGATATGATAGTTGGTGATGAATATTATAATACTTATTATGATGAGTTTGGTGAAAGCACAGGTACAGGTTTAGATAATGCTTTATTCAATGACTATGGTCAATTATATAATACAAGACAATTTTTTAAATACGATTTTGATCCAAAATTTACAAATAGATTTATTAACAAAACATATGGGAGGACTAACTAATGATAATAAATGTAGGCGATAAGATTATCGGTAACCACGGTAGAACTGGTGAGATAATCAATATCGGTATCGCAACAGAAAAAACCGATATAGCGGCTGAGAATGATACAGCCTTAAATGCCAAAACTTATGACACTTCACTAGGTTATACTGGTGCTGTGACCTATTCAGGTGATGGCGGAACTTACTGGTGTTATTTTGACCAGATAGAAGACAATCTAACTGAAAAAGAAAAATCAGATATAGATGTTGCAATCAACCAAGAAAATGAATGGTGGAAATAATGAAAGCACCAAGATATTTAATAGTTGATAAATTAAACCAAGTCATTGACAAATTAGATAATGGTCAATCAAGCTCAGATGTAGAACTTTTAAAATCTGATATGAATGACGCTGTTGATGATTTAAGAACATTAAGGGACGATATAGATGAATGATGTAGTTAATATAGCTTTATCTGTTCTTGTATTATGTTTAGTATTTTATATGCTATACTTAACAAGAGACGTTAAGAAAATCCTTAACAAGATGATAAAGAGAAATAAAAAATACGATAAAGATATAGAGAAATCAATTAAAGCAAATAATGACACAGCCTAAATTGAATAAACCAAATGAGTGGGAGCAATCTATTATAGATAATGCTGTAGAGTATTCTATAATGATGTGGCGACCACTTGATAAGAGTACCAAAACAATTGTCAAAACATATAAAGAGGCAAAAGAGTTATATGATAAGACAAGTAAAAATCATAAAGCGACACTTGTTTATGCTATCAATGAGGCAGGCAGATACGCTAATATGAATCATTTAGAAGATTTTAAAAAGAGGCAAGACTAATGAGTAATCAGAGACCAGGTAAATTACAATCAAGACCAGAAATGGGTATGACTCAAGAAATGGGTACTCTAAAGTTTTTTAAATTAGCACAAAAGGTATTAGAAAAAGAAGGCAAAACAGACGAGGCATTTAACTTTGAACAGATGGCCGACTGGATAAAATCAGGAAAAAGGTTGCCAAATACAGAGGAAGATGTTATAAAGGCGTTAGGTATATAGGGTGGAAAAATGAAAAAGAAAAGAGATTGGTTAGAAAGAGAAATAGATAAACATAATCATAAATTAGAATTGATTAGAACTATATTACCAGTTATAATCATTATATTACAGGTAATAATTTTAGGAAAAATAGTATGAAATATAAAGAAGATAAGATAATAAAAGAAATACACGACTATATTAAGGGTACTTATGGTGAACATTATAGTACCACAGCAGATGGTTTTCAGGTTCAAGATATGTTAAGACACCTGAATATAGATAAAGATTTTTGCCAAGCAAATGCTATTAAGTATCTTTGCAGATATGGTAAAAAAGCAGGTAAGAATAGAAAAGACTTGCTTAAAGCAATTCATTATGTTATATTGTTAATGTCTAGTGAAGACAAAGATGAGATAACTACAAATACAAGTGATATAGATAGTTTTAATGGTTCTTAACAAACAACAAAGATACGAGATTGCTTTAAAAAAGCATATCAAATGGATGAGGTCTCTAGGTTTAAACGTAGATGACTCAGGTAGAATCATTAAGAGAACTAGATACGAAGATGAGGGTTATTACCCTACAACCGATTTATCAGATGTCCAACCTGGTCCTGTTCTTTCTAATCATATTGGACCAGGTGGCACCAAACAAGATAACTCTTGGAAGATAGAAGAGTCTAAAAAATTTACAATAGTACCAGCATATAACAAAGGACCATATATGGTGGTTTCAAAATCAGACTTAAAGACAGCAGGAAGGAAAGTCTAATGAACGAAGTATTAGCATTGATTGATGACCTAAAAAAAGTTAAACAAAAGTTGGTGAGTGGTGACACGGCCGGTGCAATTAAATTGATTGACGAAACGGTTGCCTACAAGGAAAAAGAAGTCAAGGATTTTGAGACTTGGCTAGAGAATGAACATAAACTAGAACAATCTGGAGTTGAAGAACAATACAATTTACCATTTCCAGAGGGGGTACGGTAGTACGTAAAATGGTTGATTCGTCAATCCTGGTGCGTCCTAGGCGCTTAAATATGCACAAAAAGCGAGTAAATACGTCATTTATTGGAGACTTGACATTTCCAACGTTTTCCTGTATAGTATATACAATTAACTTGGGAGGGTTATAATATGTCGTTTAATTATAGTAAAGAGACTCTATTCGCAGAGTTTGATGTTGCGAAACAAAAAGACATTAAGTTGTCCAAAAAGAAATCACAATTTGATAAAGAGAATGACAAATTTGATAATAGAATTCAATTCTTCAAAGACCATATAAAATTAAAAAAAGAGAAACCACAATACTACTCAAACGTAGATGTAAATTTTGACAAATTATTAGAAGCGTGGTCTAGTCCTAGTCCGATTGACCACTTCTATAAAACGGTTTTCGGTATGAGTTATGCCGAGAAAATGAGAATATCTGAACTTGAATTAGCAGAGAAGAAAGCTGAAAGAGGTTTAGGTGAGTAATTATCTAACAGACCAACAAGTGGAGGAAATTGTGGATAAAGTAATAAAGAAAGTTTGGGAGAAAATATTAATGTATGGTATTGTTTTAGTATTTGCATTTATATTAGTATCTTTAGAACTTAATAAAGCGAAGGCAGATGAATCGATTACGCCTACTGAATTTAAAGAGGCGATAGTTGAAGTACCTGGTAAAGTATCAGAGTTTGCTCAAAGTGAGTGGGAAAAAACAAAAGAGTACCAAGCAGAGTCTTGGGCAGATATGAAAGCACAATTTGTTTCTACAAAAAACAAATTAAGTGGTTTCTTTAGTAATTTGAATTTAGATTAATGCATAATATAAAACAATTTTGTGATAAGATAGATTCTATCAAGAAGATGGCGGATGATTTAAGAAAAACTCCGCCGTCTGATAATACATTAAGAAACAAGATTGAGGTAATTCAATCAGATTGTTTATTAGTGGCTAAGGGTAAAGTAGATATTGAATTTTTTGAGAATATAAATGATTATGAAAAACACATTGATAAAGACAACCATTATGATTATAATGGTGTTGACGTTAACAAATTGTAGTAGCACGGTAAATAGAACACACGTTGGTGCTGTTTCTGGTAGTGCTTCTACCACAGCAGGTTGTGTTGCATTAGGTGTATCAGACCCATATGCCGTAGGTGCTTGTGCAGTAGTAGGTGCCTTTGTAGGTGCTGAACTATTATACAATTCAGATAAAGATGTACACAACGCAGTATTTGTAGACCATTTAAATACGGCACCCAATGGTTCAAGTTATACAAATTGGTACAATTCTAAAACAGGCAATTCTGGTATAATTCATATATCAAAATCATATCACCAAGGACCCCTAAAATGTACAGATTATGACCATACTATTGATATAACAAATAGTTGGCCGTTGATAGGTGTTGGTGGTGTTAATAGAGAAGTAATATTTGGTACTGCTTGTCAATTACCAGATGGACAATGGATAGAGAAACCGTAATGAGTGATAGATATAAAGAACGAATAGAACAATTAGAATTAGAGATTAAAGATAAAGAAACAGAAATTGAAATT